AGATCTTGCAAATGTACCTAAGGTCCCCCCACTTTTATTTCTACGCGTGGAATAATTTTTAGATCCTTTACGCAACTTTCTAAACTTTCTAGTTTCATTTCTTTTCCTCATTGAAATTATCGCTATATATATATAATATTTTATAATTTATTTATACCTAAAGTAAATTATTTTAAAAAAATATTATAGTAGTTTATAATATAAAGTAAAAATGACCAACTACAACTACAAGGAGTTTTTTATGGCTTTACGCACCATCGGTATTTTATACCTTTTTTACCTGCAGTATACCAATAGTGTCAGCATGCCTTTGTCCGTAATTTTATTGATTACTATCGGTTCACTTGGTTTGTCTGTTTTCTGCAAGTCAACAAACACTTCTCAGATTATCAACCATAAACTTTACAACTATGCGTTGTCTTTAGCCGGTTTAATTATCATTGTGAAACAATTCATGATGTAATTTTACGATTTACGATTTTAAAAAATAGAATTTAGCATTATTATATAATACTTTTATATATTATATAGTATTATTTCAGTATTGTTTATTTTCGATGATGAAACTAGAAAATTTTGGAATGGTAGTTAGGACTGCTGGTATTATTTACCTTTTATTACTATCAGTAAACGACGCTTTCCCTATTCCTCTATCTGTTGTTATACTAATTACTATCGGCAATTTATGTTCCGCTATTCCTTGCAAATCTAAACTATTGTCTCTTTCTTTCGAACACCATGCACTGGTGAATTACTTTATTGCTCTCCTGGGGTTTATTATTATTATGAAGCATTATATGTAGTGTGCATGTGCGTGTGCGTATGTATGCATGTGCGCGTGTTGTTAAACATCCGTATTTTTATAACATGTCAATAAACGCGCGGATGGATCTTTCTCTTCACAAAATGGGTGTCGCCAAAAATAAGGAATTGTTTTCTCCCATCCAGCATAGTGTCTGTCAAAGATACTTCTATAATAGTAACTTTCGGTGTCGTATGGACGATTGTGTATATTCGCATCCATCTCGGTGCTTGTAATAAATCGGTTGTAATTAAAATACTCTTCGTCTGTAATTTTTTTATCAACATGTTCGCGAATAATTTGAAACCAACTTCGTCCATGTCCGCTCACACCATCGCTAAATGCCTCTTTTCTCCGCCATAGAATGTCATCCGGCAATAATCCCTGAAACGCTTTACGAAAAATATATTTCTCGATTTGGATATCGTCGTTGAAGGTCTTATATCGCGCCGGAATACTCATCACATATTGCAGAAACTTCTTATCTGCAAACGGCACACGCGCTTCTAAACCAGCACCACTAATGCTCTTATCTGAACGCAGCAAGTCGAAGTAACAAACATCGCGAACCATCCGCACATTTTCAGCGAAGAAGTCTTCCTCGGATTGCGCCTTCATGAAACCACGATACGACCCAAAAATCTCATCTGACATATCCCCGCAATAAATAACGCAGTCGTCGCTGTTGTTGAAAATATACTTACTTACCAAATAATTTGGCACCGATGCACGCACGGATGTCGTATCATAGCTCTCGATTTGATAAATCGTATCCTCAATCGCGCTCAAAAATTCATTTTCTGTCAGGCAAACTTCATGATGATTTGTGCCTAAATAGTCGGCAACTTTTCGCGCCCAAACTAAGTCAGTTGAACCCTTAAGGCCGATACTATATGTGTTCAAATCTTTTGCCGGCATGTGGCGACACATTACTGCCACAACCGCGGAACTATCCAGCCCTCCCGAAAGAAGCGCACCTACTTTGCGGTCACTCATTAATCGTTTCACAACTGCTTCTTCGAATAGGGTGGCAATATTTGCGCAAATGTTTTCCTCGGTGTCTTCAACTATGTTGTAATGATAGGAACGCACAATAGATAGATGGGAATTTGGGTCGGAATCATGATAGAATTTCTGATCGATTGTCAGGTTTTCATAATATGCATTAAAAAAGATACCAGGTTTATATAAATCAACAGGTGAATTACCATCTTTATAGATTGCAAAACAACCTGGAGGAAATTGCATAATATTATGATATTCACTTGAAATAGCTTTCATTTCACTTGCTACTATAATTCCAGTATGATACGAATCTTTGTCGCACGAACCGATAAAAAGCGACCTTACACCCACTGGATCACGCGCAATAAATGTGCACTTATTTTCGTAGTCGTGTAACACCAGTGCGAAAACCCCGTCTAATTTTCTTAGTGTTTCTGCCATTCCAATTTTTCGATACAGGTGAATAATAATCTCGCAATCTGATTTGCTCATATATTCTGCCTCAAGTCCATATTCTTTTATAAGAGTACGGAAATTGTAAATCTCTCCATTACAAATGAGACGACAATTCTTTATAAAAAAAGGCTGATTACTTTCAGGGGTTTGTCCGTTAATTGCAAGACGATGAAATCCCCATAGCATATGATAGGGAAGCTTTGACATTGGTTCTATGGTAGTATAGGTGGTAGTGTAGTTCGATGACGTTGTCGAAATCATACTTGTATCATTAACAAATACACTATTGTCAGGTCCGCGGTGTGTTATTTTACTGAAATACGTTTGATGATTCTTTACATCGGATAACAATCGTTTTTTATATATTGTTACATCTTTAGGTAAAATAAATGTCTGATAAAAATAAATACCGCACATAGTTGGTGTGTGTGTGTTATTTAGTCGTGGTATTTATTATTGTCATAATGTCTTTAACTTATTTTTAAAAATATTATAACAAAATGAAATATTATAACAAAATCAATGATTATGGTAAAATATAATATAATAATATAGTAATAATAGTAAATATACCAAAAATGTCATCTTCTGTATCTTCCGATAGTAATAATAGTATCCATGCTCCTAATAGAATGTATGGAGTAGTAAATAAATTATTTTTGTGTCAAAATGAGCGAACCGATGAACTGAATGAGCGCATATCATCAAGAAACATTCCATCTGAACCTTTGCAGCCTTTTTATTACCAAACACCGGTTTCTACGAAATACGGATACATGCCAATATTAGACCAAAGAAAAGAGTCATCTGTTCCCCTGAATAATTTTCCGATATTTAGCCCCCATACAACATTTAATCCGGGGAACAATATGGCGCCTTGGCACGGATTCGCAAACAATGTGAATGTAGAGTCGACGTTGCGCAATCAGTTTTTTGGATTGCAAGATTGTGAACAAGCTTACTATGTTCCTTCTTCTAAAAGCGACTTGTATAATATCAATATTCCTGCTCCTTCGCAACCAGTGAACCAACAATTTCCGCTGTTATTCAAAAGAGAAGTTTTTGATATGCGTGATCCGAATACACATAATTTAGGAAATAGTTTTTTCAATAATAACACAAGAATGGAAATTAAAGATATTCCAATCGAAAGAGAAAGTTCATTTTGCTTATAATTTATAATACGAGTGAGTGTATAATACAGACACGTTTTATAATAGTAAATATTTTACTATTATAATATTAATACTATTATACTACTACTAATACTACCACCAAACACCCAGGACGAGATCAATATGGAAAAACTTGAAGAACTTCATATGTCTATACACCCGCAACCGCAGACTTCCGAAAATGCTGAGAAAGGAGAGAAAGGAGAGAAAGGGAAAATAGACTTCAATACATTTGATATCGTCAATTATATTACACTAGAAACAATGACAAATAATGATTCATATACTAAATATTTAAAACAAAATAAATTAGACCATGACGCAGTTTTAAAAAGAGAGAAGAGATTTTATAGAAAACGCATTATTGCATTAACGAAGGATATTTTATTTAATAACGTGAATGCGAATGTACACGATACTGCACCATGTGAGTCGTCGACGACGACCTTACTAGTTCACCCCGATATACAGAAGATAGACGACGTTATTATATCGGCATTCAATACATTTGCGCGACTATGCATTTCTCATTTTAAATTTAAAGACACTATGGATACTATTCAATGTGAATATAAGGATATGAATGAAGAACGAGGGGAATGTGGGGATGTCGAGGGGGGCGGCGATGAAGATATGACCAATAGTTTAAACGAAGCTAATAAATTATGTATGAAACAAACAGATAAAAAGATAGTAACGCTAGACAATTACGTAATTAAAACAACTGCACCAAAAAATGAAATGATACTCCCTAAAACTAAAAATGTAAATCTTAAAGATCCAAAATTCAGGAAAAAAGACATTAAGGGTTCTGTGCCAACATTCGCCACTATAACAACAACAAATTAAATTAAATATATATTTTATATATACATGAAATCAAGAAGAATACGAACTATTTTAAAATTTGCCAGTAATGTTGATGTCATAGATGATGATGACTATGGCAAAAATGATAGTCGTAATGGTAAGAAAATAAAAGTAAATAAAAAGACAAATAAAAAAACTGCCAAGACGAAGAAAACGAGAAGAAGTAAACGGGATGTAGTCGAGGATAAAAGTCCTGATTCTGTTGCTGAAGAAGAAGACAAAGACATTGAAAAACATCCCGACGGATTTGTAAAATTAAAATGCAGCCCAAAAATCCAAGATAATGATTTTACATGTTATAGTAACGAGTCGCTGTTTAAGTTAAAATCGTTATGGAATGCTCGCCACCCGGATGTTTTAGTTACATCAAACGAACCCCGCGAAATATGGGAGTCCTTAAAACAACGTTTGAAAAACGTCTGCAATAAGGAATCATGTTGGTTGAAACAGAATTTTGCTTCTGCAGGTCTTGATAAAGAAATGTTGACCTATACATTTGCACCAAAAAGCCCCGACGACTGGAAGAAAAACCCGAATGAGTGGCTAAATAGTATCGATATCGAAAATGTCATGAAACAATACGAAAAGGAGTTTCCGTATTTTGATTTCATAGGTGCGGCACCCATTGACTTTGATTCTCCGAAAATGTATGGCGAATGTGTATGGGAAGAATTATGTCATTTTGATTTGCGAACATCAATACGAAATGGAAAGAATAAAATCGGGTTCGTATTCAATACAGATCCGCATTATTTATCAGGTTCGCACTGGATTTCCATGTTTGTCAGTTTAAAGCATAAGTTCATTTTTTTCTTTGATAGCACAGGAACATCGCCTCCCAAAGAAGTAAAACGTTTAATAAATAAAATAAAACAACAAGGCAAAGCATTGGGTATTACTTTTAGGTATATCGAAAATAAAAAACATCATCAGAAGAAACCGACCGAGTGCGGAATGTATTCTCTATTTATGATTATCAATCTTTTGCGCGAAGCGATGAAACCAGAGGACTTTATCACCGATATTTTTCCAGACGAGCAGATGGAGAAGTTTCGCAAATTATATTTCAACCAGGATTTGTAGGTGTATCGTTTTCGACACACCCGTTAAAATGCAAAGTTTACATGGTTTGTGCAGTTGTCAATTATGCGACTTTTTGATGACCATCTATAAAAATGATACATTTTCAAGTCAAGTATACTTTTCAGATTGGATAAATAATCATTGTCACATAGCTGGTGTATACCTATTGTTTTTATAGATGAAACTTTATATATATTTTTACTTCGTTCAGTGTAAGAGTTATGTTCGGCAACTGCAAGTATTTGCTTGGGGATGATAGGACTATTCGGATACTCATCCTGAAACGTATCTGCCCATATATTACAAAAACCGAAAATATCAATACTTGGATTGTCTTTTATGTATTTATATAGAAGTGGTTGTGATTGTGATTCTGGTTCTGGTTCTGGTGCTGGTGCTGGTTCGGGTTTGGATTCGGGTTTGGATTCAGGTTGTGGTATGTGCAAATATTCATCAAAATCGCAAAATATCATATACTCTGATACATCCTTGCCATATCGGTAAAGTGCGTGATGTATTTGTCCCATTTGTGCATGATGAAAATATTTAAATTCTCG